TTATTACGCTAACGACTTTACGCTCACGAAGTACACGACGGAAGAGTATGTGCGTGATGACCGTTTTGAAGTAATCGGGGTCGCCGTGGGCGTGAACGGGGAAATTCCCCAATGGTTTAGCGGTACGCAGGCTGAAACAAAAGCGTGGCTTGAGCAGTTCGATTGGAGCAATTCCTTCGGCTTAGCCCATAATGCGATGTTTGATTCGGCAATTCTTTCTTGGAACTTCGGCATCAAGCCGATGGCGTGGTTAGATACGCTGTCTATGGCTCGTGCAACAGACGGATTAGAAGTTGGTAATTCCTTAGCTAAGCTAGCGACACGCTACAACCTAGGTGTCAAGGGTACAGAGGTGGTCGATGCTAAGGGCTTACGCAGAGCCGACTTCGGCAAAGCTCAACTAGATCAGTATGGCGAGTACTGCAAGAACGACGTTACTTTAACCTACGATCTATTCAATGTTCTAGTACAGCGCTTTTCTAAACACGAATTAAAACTGATTGACCTGACCATCAAGATGTTCTCTGAGCCTGTACTACGCTTAGATACACCGATGCTTGAGCAACACCTCATGCAAGTTAAAGCCCGCAAAGAGAAACTACTTGAGGCTTGCATATCAGACAAAGATACATTGATGAGCAACCCGAAGCTAGCCGAGTTATTGATTAGCCTAGGCGTTGAGCCACCAATGAAGATTAGCCCAGCTAACGGAAAGGAAACCTATGCCTTCGCTAAGTCCGATGAAGGATTCAAAGCTCTTGCAGACTACCCCGACGAAAGAGTCCAAGCTATTGTCGCTGCTAGACTTGGCACGAAAAGTACCCTTGAAGAAACTCGCACAGAGCGATTCATTAACATCTCTAAACGAGGAACGATGCCTGTCCCACTTCGCTACTACGCCGCCCATACTGGACGCTGGGGAGGTGACGACAAACTCAACCTTCAAAACCTACCTAGAAAGTCACTACTTAAAGAATCCATCGTCGCCCCTACTGGATTCACACTTATTGATGCAGATAGTTCACAAATTGAGGCGAGAACAGTTGCTTGGCTTGCTGGACAAGTCGACTTAACTAATGCTTTCGAAAGGCGTGAGGATGTATACAAGATCATGGCATCGTCTATCTACGGTAAGGCGGAAACAGAAATCACGGATGGAGAGAGGTTCGTGGGTAAGACGACAATCCTCGGTGCGGGGTATGGCATGGGTTCTACCAAGTTTGGGATACAACTGCGAACTTTTGGCGTGGAAATCCCTGATGCGGAAGCGGCTCGAATTGTACAAGTCTACCGTGATACCTACCCCCACATCCCCCTTCTCTGGAAACAAGCTAATAGTTCCCTTGAGGCGCTCAGAACTAAAAAGACTGCGCCAGTTGGGTATCAACCGCAGGCACTTACCCTTACGGAGCATGGCTTTCTACTGCCTAGCGGGCTTTACTTAAACTATCCTGATCTTCAGAAGGATGACGAGAACCAATACAGTTACGCTAGCCGTCGTGGTCGCATCAAGATTTATGGCGGTAAGGTAGTAGAGAACCTTTGCCAAGCCGTAGCCCGTTGCATTATTGGTGAGCAGATGCTCCGTATAGCTAAGCGATACAAGGTAGCGTTGACTGTGCATGATGCGGTGATGGCGGTGGTCAAAGAAGAAGAACGAAACGAAGCAATGTTGTATATTGACGAGTGCATGAAATGGAGACCTAAGTGGGCTCAAGACCTTCCATTGGCATGTGAACTTGGTGTAGGTAAATCCTACGGTGACTGCAGTAAGAAAAAAGCTATTGAGAAATGGGATATTAAATGAAAGTGGATTACACCCCGATGTACTTAGAAGCATCAAAAGAATTAAAGATGGCAATACAAGCACTATCAAGCAACAAGTTTCAAGCGGCTTACGAGCACTGCTTGAACGCACAAACAGAAATGAAGTTAATGACAGGCGCAGTTAAAACATGGCTACCTACGGAGGAAGAATGATTAGATGGATATGGGAAAAGATGTTGAAATGGGGTTGGGACTTCAATCGTGGTTTAAGAAGCCACGAGGTATGTGTTGGTAGCGATAGGGTTGAGTCAAGCTCTAATGTACGCATCGGTATTATCCAAGCTATGAACGGCAAGGTCTTAGAAATATCTAAGCGCAACACCACTAACCATATCGGACCTGAGTGGAGTAACACTTTGTTTTTAGTACCTGAAGACATGACGCTCACCGATGCAGTAACCACACTTTTAATTGCGGAAGGTTTAAACAAATGAACTTACAAGATTTGATCGAACAACTAGACCAGCGTTATGGCAATCCGTATGCTAAAGAATGTGCTCTCATCCAAGAAGCAATCAAGGCATTGCGTGAACTACAAGAAAGACCAGCCATTAATAAAGAAGATGGTTTGGTATGTGCAAAATGCTATGAAAAGGTCGGCGCTTAAATGAGCATCACTTGGTCATACTCAGGGCTTGGTTTATTCCAGCAATGCCCACGCAAGTACTACCATATCCGTGTAGCTAAGGATATAGTTGAGCCAAAGACAGATGCGATTACCTACGGTGAGATGGTGCACAAAGCTGCCGAAGATTACATTGGTAAGGGTACAGCGGTCCCAGATAAGTTTGCATTCATTACTCCAGTATTGGATGTTCTCAAAGAGATCCCGGGCACGAAGCACTGCGAATATAAGATGGGTTTAACCGAGGACTTGGATCCATGTGGGTTCTTTGATAAGAAAGTTTGGTATCGAGGCATAGCCGACTTGCTAATCATTAACGATCAGGTTGCCCACATAGTTGATTACAAGACAGGCAAGAGCGCACAGTACGCTGATACCAAGCAGTTAGAGTTGATGGCACTGGCCGTGTTTAAGCACTTCCCTATGGTAGAGCGTGCTAGGACTGGCTTGGCTTTCTTGGTATGCGAGGACTTTATCAAGGCTGACTTCACTAAGTATGAAGCGCCTGAGAAGTGGTTGAGTTGGGTTCAAGAGACTGATAAGCTCGAAGCTGCTCATGAGAATAATGTATGGAACGCTAAGCCGAACTTCACATGCCGTAAGTTCTGCCCAGTGATGGATTGTGAACATAACGGCAAAGGGAATTACAGATGATAGCGCCCGATTTAAAAGGCTTAGTAAGCGACTACAACGATGGGGTTTATAAGAATGCGGCGCAGTCATGGCATTTGTGGATAGATTGGCTGCATGAGGATAAATTAGCAGAACAAAAACAGTTTATGAAACTATGGTATCTCTTCCCAACTGAAGAAAGAACAGAAGAATACTTATCTTGGAAGTCGCTTGTACAAATGGCGTATTTGACAGGTTATGAAAACGGTTTTACTGACAGAATTTTTAAAGGTGATGTGTCATGAACGAGAATGATTTAAGGGATTGCTTTGCGATGTTTATAGTTAATGGGATTGTAAGTAGGGGGGTCACTAGCCATACTGATTTGAACGAAGTTGCTGAAAATGCTTACAAACTAGCAGATGCAATGGTTGTACAAAGAAGCAAAGAACCCGAACAGGAAATCGGCATTGTCGCAGCTAAAACAAGGAGAAAGAAATGATTAAATGGATTGCTATATTTATTTTTATGGTGCTAGTTCTTGGTGTGGCGCTTGATGCGTTTGCATGTACGGTGTACACCATCCTAAACCCTGACGGAACTTTTAAGAACTGTGTCGTATGCGGAACTCTAATCAACTGCTCATAGAGATAATTGACGATGTACTTCGTCGACTACCTAAGAAACCCAACATACAACCTTATGAACTCGCAAACGCAATACCAAATTTTCGACGAATCAGGCGAGTTGATGCGTACTGTTTCGAGGAAAGAAGAAGCCATCGCAGTAGTCGCTCTACGGAGTGGCTGGACTCACAAAAGAGTAGTAATAAACAAACCAAAATTTGAATTTGAGGACGCCCCATTTTGAAAACGCCAAAAATAGTAAAGATAAAGTACGAAGCAGAAATAGTTGTCTTTGACCAAGACGCTTTACTTGCAAGAAGAGAAGCGCTTTACGAGTTGTTTGATGAGGTGTTTTACAACGATGCTGAAAATATACTTGGAGTGCAGATGCTCGTTGCGTCAACAGAACTAAGAATGGAAGGCGAAACTGGATGATGCCGTTCTACGAAATACCTACTAGATCAACCATAGCTTTCAAGTTGCTAGAGTTTGCAATGGGGTCTGGGTCATGGACTAAGTACCATAACTTCGATGCTATCCAAGTGCCATTTGAGTTGGCGTTTTTAGATCCAGTACTACACAAGCTAGGCATGAACCATAAGCTAGCAGTAGGTATTCTTAGACTAGATCCATACACAACCTATGACTGGCATGTAGATGGTCGACGTGGTGTATGCGTGAACATGCTACTCAATGAAGTTAAGAGCAACTGTTTATTTGAGGTAACTCGTGACGAAGCAACTCGTCAGTTTGTAGAACTAAAGTACGCACACAAAGCCTACTATGTATTTAACAATCAAGTGCCACACATGGTGACTAACTTTGGGCAATCAAGGTACCTGATGAGCGTAGAGTTTGTAGAAGGTAAGGATGAATTAACCTATGAACAACTACTAGGAGAAGTGAAATGAACGACTACAAACCAGTTAAAAAATCAGAGCTTCGTGCATTAGCTGAAAAAGAAGGCGCACGAATTGGGAAAAGGCTTTACAAAGAGTGGTCTAGTGTGAACCTATATTACGGGGATACTTTTACATTTAAATATACCTGCGACTACAAGTTTAACCCCCCAAAGAAAGAAGTGAAATGAATGACCCAGTAAACCACCCCAAGCATTACACCGACCACCCTAGCGGTATTGAGTGCATCCAAATTACGGAGCACATGGGGTTTAACCTAGGTAATGCCCTGAAGTACATCTGGCGGTGCGACCTCAAGAAGGATGCCGTAGAGGATTTACGCAAGGCTCGCTGGTACATTGACCGTGAAATCGCTAAGAGGTGCAAATGAACGAGCCAATCCCTTTTGCTGGCTGGGTTCCTATCGAGGAAGATATTCAAGATACCCTTAAATTATTGACTGGAACAGACCCCGAAAACATGCCAAAATACATAGTACTAGGCGATGGAACCGTCTATTTCTACCGTAAAGAGGAACAAAAGTATGCCTTATGTCAACAAACCCCGCCCGTATGCTAAAGAATATGCACAGTATGATGGCACTCCTGCAGTTAAAAAGAAGCGTGCTCAGCGCAATAAAGCTCGCCGTATGCTTGAAGCTGAAGGCGTTGTGCACAAAGGTGACGGCAAAGACGTCGACCACAAGAAGCCGTTGTCCAAAGGTGGCAAGACCACCCGTAGTAATTTAACTGTTAAATCCGCCTCCGCAAATAGATCCTTCGCCCGTAACGCCGACCATAGCCTAAAGACTAATAAACCTAAAAATGGAAATACTCGATAACAAAGCGCTAGTTGTAACTACCCGCCGCCCGCACTTAATCGCTGAGTGCATACCAAAGAGTTTCGTTCTTGAAACTAAAGGCGACCTTCACAGGGTCGCAGTCCACTGGGGGCTAGACGAAGCACAAGCTCTGAACAAGCTAAAAGTTAAGGGCGTGCCTTCCCCCATTCAGAAGAGCTACAAGTGGCCTGGGTTGTTCAAACCTATGGCACACCAGCGTGACACCGCTAACTTCTTGACGCTGAACAAGAGAGCATTCTGTTTTAACGAACAGGGTACTGGCAAGACCGCGTCAGCTATTTGGGCGGCAGACTACCTCATGGAACAGAAAAAGATACATCGGGTGCTCATCATCTGTCCGTTGTCCATCATGCAGTCAGCATGGCAAGCCGACCTATTTAAGTTTGTGATGCACCGCAAGGTTGGCGTAGCCTATGGGGACCGCACTAAACGCAAGGCAGTCATCGACAGCGATGCCCAGTTTGTAATCATTAACTATGACGGAGTAGAGATTGTGGCTAATGACATAGCCCGTAATAACTTCGACCTAATCATCGTAGATGAAGCTAATGCCTACAAAACTAACACCACTAAACGCTGGAAAACACTAAATCATATACTTACACCACGCACATGGCTATGGATGATGACGGGTACCCCAGCCGCTCAAACACCTACCGATGCCTTCGGCTTAGCTAAGCTATGCGTACCAGATAACGTACCACGATTCTTTGGTTCATTCCGTGACCAGACTATGGTGCAGTTAACTAAGTTCAAATGGCTACCTAAACCTGATGCCAATCAGACAGTATTTAATGCCCTTCAACCAGCAATCCGATATGAGAAGAAGGACTGCCTAGACCTACCAGAGGTGACCCATGTATTCAGAGACGCCCCCCTTACTGCGCAACAGGAGAAATACTACAAGCTGCTCAAGAAAGACATGCTCATGGTGGCAGCAGGCGAAGAAGTCTCAACTGTTAATGCCGCTGTTAATGTTAATAAATTGCTTCAAATTAGCGGTGGCGCTGTCTATTCTGATAATGGTTCTGTTGTTGAGTTCGATGTTTCTAATCGGTTACGAGTTGTCCAAGAGGTTATTGAAGAAGCTAGCCATAAAGTGCTTGTCTTTGTACCGTTCACGCATACAATAGAATTGCTCAGATCGCATTTGAGAGGGGCAGGTATTGTCTGCGAGGTTATCAATGGTGCTGTGCCAGTCAACAAACGCACCGAGATATTTAAAAAGTTTCAAGAGCAAACTAACCCTCATGTGCTTATCATCCAGCCTCAAGCAGCCTCACACGGTGTCACACTAACTGCAGCTGATACTATTATTTGGTATGCACCAGTAACATCTATAGAGACTTACTTGCAAGCTAATGCACGTATTGACCGTCAAGGACAAAAGAACAAGATGACTATTGTGCATATTAAGGGTAGTCCCGTAGAGACAAGGTTGTATAACATGTTGCAAAATAAGTTGGATATTCACACAAAAATAATTGACTTATATAAACAAGAAGTAGTTGACACAGTCAATAAGTAGTTGTAGTATTAATCAACAGGCATAGACCTGCGTTTAATTAAAGGAAAACGAAATGACCACAAATACCGAAGCGGTAGCACCAGTCGCCAATATAGATAAGCTAGTTGGCGTCTACATTAAAATCCGTGATGCACGTGACGTAATACGTAAAGAAGCTGAGGCTAAAGAAGCCGAGCTTCAAGATCAGCTTGATGTCATCGAGCAAAGCATACTTGATCTGTGCAAAGAAACTGGTGCGACTAGCATCAAGACTGAACATGGCACAGCCATCCGCACAGTGAAGAACAGATATACAACTAATGATTGGGAGCGCTTCTACGCTTTTATGTTTGAGCACCAAGCACCTCAGTTATTAGAAAGAAGAATTCAACAATCCAACATGAAGCAGTTTTTGGAGGAGAATCCGGATTTGCATCCAGCCGGTCTAAACGTGGATAGCACATACGCCATAACAGTTAGGAGAAGTAAATAATGAGTAACGTCGCCCTTTTTAATAATCAATTACCAGACTACCTTAAGGCAGTTCAATTAGATGATGTCACTAAAGCCCTTGTTGGTGGTGATAATCAGACTAAGCGTATTGCGCTTGGTGCTAACAAGTTCGTACTCAAAGTAAATGGTACAGAAATTTCTAAGACACCAACTAATAAGTTAGAAGTTGTAATCGTCAACGCTTCTAAGCACATCGCACGGACGTTCTATGCTAAGGCATGGGACCCAAAGGCAGATTCAGCCCCACCTGATTGCTGGTCAAATGATGGTGAAAAGCCAGATGCGTCTATTAAAGAACCTCAGCATTCTTCTTGCGTTGGATGCCCACAGGATATTAACGGCTCTGGACAAGGTACTACTAAAGCATGTCGTAAGAACCGTCGTATTGCAGTAGCATTAGCTAGCGATTTAGGTGGCGATGTTTATCAAATGACATTGCAATCCAAATCAATTTTCTATGATATGAAAGCCCCTGGCGATTTAGAGCACATGCCTTTCAATCAGTATGCTAAGTATGTTGGCACACAAGGCTACAACTTAAATTCACTGGTTACTGAGATGCGCTTTGATGAGGACTCAACAGTAGGTAAGTTGTTCTTCCGCCCAGTTCGTTTCTTAGAAGAGCATGAGTGGAAAAAATCAGTTGAGCAAGGCGATTCTGCTGCGGCTAAGAACGCTATTACCATGTCCGTCGCTGGTGGTGATACAAAGCCTAAGTTAGAAGCACCTGCCCCCAAAGCCGAAGCTGCTCCAGCAGAAGAAGCAGAGGCAGTTCCAGAACCAACTAAGCGTGCAGAGAAGAAAGCTGAGCCAAAAGCTAAGCCAGACTTGAAGTCCGTGATGGGTGACTGGTCAACTGACGAAGAAGAATGAGCTTAAGAGGCTACAGCTACGCATTGCATTTGGCTAACCTAAATGCCGACCCTAGGTTCATCGGGGTTCGGCTTGGTAAGTACTGCATTAAAAACAGCATACCCGTCGTAAAGGTTGCTGAGCAGTTCGGTGTTTCACGGATGACTATCTATCAATGGTTTACTGGTGAATCACAGCCCCGCAGTGCCAAGGTTGAAAAAATAGAAAAGTACTTAGCAAAAGCTAAGGCTTAAGTCCCACGGGGGCAGCTAGCTCGACGGAGCGAAAAGGGGAGTGCCGATCCCCCTGCTGTCCTATCTTTTTCGGTTCTGAGGTGATATGGCGACAACAGACTTACTGACAGCAGTCCTACCTCCCGAAGGGGCTGGGTATTACTGCATAGTCGGCTTACGGCAAGACGAGGCTAGGCCTACACAAACGTTTCACCTGACACTGGCGGAAGTAGCCACAAGGGTTGATGAGTTAGTAAAAGATAAATGCAATACTTACTTTGCATGTGCGAAGTATGTTAACAATACCGATGGTCGCATTCAGAAGAACGGAGACTTGATTAAGTCGTTCTGGTTGGACATTGATTGCGGTATTGACAAAGCTGCTACAGGTAAAGGTTATGTAGACCAAGCTACAGGGCTAGCTGAACTCAAAAAGTTCTGCAAAGCTATCAGAATGCCATTGCCATGCGTGGTTAATTCTGGTCGTGGTATCCATGCGTACTGGTTACTAAAAACTACAATCAGCCGTGCTGAGTGGAAGCCTGTTGCTGAGCGTTTAAAAGCACTATGTGAACAGCATGAGTTCTTAGGTGACCCATCACGCACTGCCGACAACGCATCTATTCTGCGTGTACCTGAGACGTTTAACTTCAAAGAAGACCCACCACTGCCTGTTGAGATACTAGCTATGGCGGAAGAGCTCGACTACGAAGGTATTAAGCAAACTATCGGCGTATTAATTGCACCTGACTGGGTGCCACGTCAGCTTAATGAGATGACTCAAGCATTGATGGGTAATAAGATAAGCCGATTCAAAACCATCATGATTAAGACTATGGACGGCAAAGGTTGTGCTCAGCTTGCCCAAATAGCTACAGAACAAGACACTATTGAGGAACCACTATGGAGAGCAGGACTATCAGTTGCAAATGCTTGCGTCGATGCAGATGAAGCCATTCATAAAATCTCACGCTTACACCCTGATTATGACCCGACCACGACGGAACGCAAAGCGAATCAGACAAAAGGGCCGTATACATGCAAGACATTCGAGGGCCTTAATCCTTCGGCGTGTACTGAATGCCCAAACAAGGGCAAGATTTCGTCTCCGATACAGCTTGGATCCGAGGTCATGGTGGCTGAGGAATCTAGAATCGTTGAAACGACGGAGGAAGGTAAAGAAGAAGTATTCGATATTCCAGCGTATCCGTTCCCGTACTTTAGGGGGAAGAACGGCGGTGTTTACATAGAAGTTCGTGATGATGACGGTGGCAAGGATGCAATAAATATTTACGAGCATGACCTGTATATCGTCAAGCGGTTACATGACCCTGCTAAGGGTGAGTCAATCTGGCTACGCCTGCACTTACCTAAAGACGGTATGCGTGAGTTCTCTATGCCAGCAACGGATGTAATGTCCACTGATAAACTGCGTGACACGTTAGGATATCACGGGGTCTATGGACCTAAAAAACAAATGGAGTCGATCATGTCATATATCATATCGTCGGCTAAAAACTTACAACACACATCGGAGGTAGAAGTAATGCGTACACAATTTGGTTGGGCAGATAAAGACACTAAGTTCATCGTAGGTGAACAAGAAATATCAGCAGACAAGGTATCATATAGCCCGCCGTCAACTGCAACTGGGTCATTAGCTGAGTGGTTAAAGCCTACTGGTGACTATGACGAGTGGAAGAAAACTGTAAAGACATACGACCAGCCAGGGTTTGAGCCTCATGCGTTTGGCTTCTTCACTGCGTTTGGTGCACCACTACTTAAGCACTTGAACCTTAAGGGTGCCATCATTAACTTGATTAACAACACATCAGGTACAGGTAAGTCCACAGTTCTGAAGATGTGTAATAGCGTATGGGGTCATCCAGAAGAACTAATGTTGCAGTGGAAAGACACAATGAACTCGATGATCCATCGGCTCGGCGTAATGAATAACCTACCTGTAACGATTGATGAGATTACAAAGCTATCTGGAGATCACTTCTCTGACCTAGCGTATAGCATCTCACAAGGTCGTGGTAAGAACCGTATGAAACAACATGAGAACGCTGAGCGCCTTAACTCAACTAAGTGGGGCACGATGGCTCTTACTTCTTCTAATGCTTCCTTCTATGACAAGCTATCATCTTTAAAAGCTACACCAGATGGTGAGTTTATGCGTTTACTAGAATACCGTATTGACTTGACTGGCAACCTAACTAAAGAAGAAGCCGACACAATTTTTAACCGCTTGTACGATAACTATGGTCATGCTGGTGTTGAGTATGCTCAGTACCTTGTTGGTAACTTAGAAGATGCTTTAGATGCAGTAATGCAGATCCAACAGAAACTAGACAAGGCTATTGGCTTGACAAGCAGAGAACGTTTCTGGTCTGCAACTATCGCATGTAACATTGCTGGTGCTTTGATTGCTAAAGACTTAGGCATCATTGATTTCAATATCAAGCGTGTGTTTGACTGGATTGTTGCTGAAGTTAAAGTTATGCGTCATGAGATCAAAGCGCCGACATCTGTCCATACTGCTAGCGTAATTAATGAGTTCATGAACGAGCATCGTGCCGCTGTATTGGTAATTAATAACGAAGCCGACGCTAGGTCAGGAATGGAACAACTACCGCTAGTCGAGCCTAAGTTCAATGACCTGTTTATTCGCATGGAGCCCGATACCAAGAAGATGTTTATTAATGCTAAGCAACTACGTGCATACTGCTCAGAGCAGCAGATCACCTTGAAGGAAACTTTAAAGGCTCTGGAGATCGACAAGGCTTACCTAGGTCTGGTTAAGAAACGTCTATCCAAAGGCACTAAGATTACATCAGGCCCTGTAGATACATACGTATTTGACCTAAGCAGTCACCACTTTGGGGCTAACCCAATAGACGTTATTACACACGCACCAGATGTTAATACACGGACTGAGCTTCAAGGTTAACTGGCGGAACTTTGTGGTGGGTTCCTCATTCTTCATCCCATGTTTGGATCAAGATGCTGCCTTAGTGCAGATTAAGAGGACTACCAAAAGGCTACGCTATAAGATAAAAACCCAAATTGTTGTAGAAAAGGGAATTATCGGATTGCGTATATGGCGAATTCGGTAGTAGAATTACTATGCAGTTTTAGGTACTGCAAGTTCGTTTTCCTTAGAAATACTTAGCCCCGCTCTTTAGCGGGGTTTTTTTCAGTCTGGGTTACCCCAGTCAGCCATGTGCTGTAGCTCACCAATCAGCTTCTTATTAATAGGCATACCACCAGTAGAATCAGCAAGGGCACGTAGCTTATAGCGTGTTTTAACTGAGTTCATGGCGTTATTAGCACTAATTGCAACCCCTGGATGCGACTGATTAAACTTACCAATCTTGTCTATTACACGTTCTTTTAAGTCATCATCGCTAGAATCAATTGACATAAAGAAGGCATCTAGTAACGACTGTCTACGGTTCATTATATTTTGTTCCGCAGTCTTCATTTCAATATTAGCTTTTTGACGCTGGGCTAAACGCTCTGGGGAAAACCCTAATGCTTGACTAAATATCTCTGCTCCTGATACATCTTCAATAAGGGTATTACCACTAAGGGTTTTTGCACCTTCATTAGCTAAACGGTAACTCTTCATTGCACCCTTAAATGCAGCAGGTAGTGCAGCTTCCATAGCCCTATCAATATGCCCCTCATTAACTAGCTGGGGTATTTGGCCAAATGCAGTAACGCCTAGGCTTGCTGTAGGCCCTAGAAGTTGGATTAACATATTCTGTACTGCAGTAACTTGGTCTGGACTCTTACGTGCATCTCTGTACCACATGTCATTCAAACTTAAACGACTAGCAACGTCGGCTCCAGCAACTTGAGACACAACCCCACGAGAAATAGAATCGCCAACAAAACCACCAAATGTGTTGTTACACCAGTTTTTGAACCAGTTGTCAAAATCGTATTCCTCATCGTCATCATCGCCAAACACGGCATGTAAAGCATTCATCGTCATTGAAACTACAGACCATAATGGTAAACCACTAGCCCCTGCAAAGATTGCAGTCATACCTAGGGTTCCTCCAAGACGCTTAAACGCTTCTTTCTGTATATCCTTGATATGTGCATTAACGGCATCTTCTTTAGCTTTACCAGTAAGTGCAGCTTTACCGTCATTAATTAGGTCGTTATTAATTAGCGTAGCCATAGCTTCACGTTCTACTTCGCTATATTCCCTATGGGTAGCTTCTAGTACGCTACGACCAAGCATGTATGTCATGTTTTGAGAGAACAGCTTGAATTGCAATATAACTTTAAGGGCTGGGTGCTGGAATATACGAGGCTTATTAGCTGTTGCGTAGTCACCCATCGACTTATATGTCAGGTCTTTAGTTATCTTAATAGCTTGTTTAAATGCTGCATCATCAGAGAACCCTTTCTCCTTAGCCTTTGTAAAAGCTAAATCAAATGTAGCCATGCCGACTATCTCACGGTTAAACTTCTCGGCTCCGTGGAACATGGCAGATGCAACTTGCATTACTTTTTCTGTTGCACTACTTGCAGCGTTATTTGGCTTCTCAGCTAGGTCGACCAATGAATGGTGCAAAGTAATATCAAACAAACCATCAATACCCAGCTGCTGGTAGGCACGCTTCTTAATCGCTGCAGTAGCACCGCCCCTAGTATCTTTGAGCAAGTCTAGGTCATTATTAATAGATGGGAATGTTACCTTACCATTAGCATCACGGTAACCAGCCTTAAAGAACGTTTTTGCATACTCAGCTACCTTGGCAGTAGAAGCAGCTCCACCAAATCTAGCTGCCATAACTGGCAAGCTCACTGCTGGTACACCAAGGATGTTGACGATAGCCGATGCTGGCGCTGTTAAATACCAAAGAAAGGATACGTTAGAAAGGAGTGTTGGTAACCCACCGGTATCGACTGGGTTCATGATATTGTTTAGGCGCTTATTTAGCTCTTGCAAGTAATCATGCTCAACCTTACCCTCTTCACCCTTAGCCTTAATATCGTTAGCTGCAGTCTCAGTTAAGTTGTACAAGTCACGGCTATATTTCTTGCGTGCAAGTTGATACGACAAGTGGAATGACGAGTTAGTAAACGCATCAGCCATATCAGTTTCCATACCAGCAATACCCTTACGGTGCATAAAGCGCTTACGTAAGTTGCCATCAGGTAGCAGTAAAAACTGCATCTGCTCAATATTATCTAAAAGGTTCTTTTTAAGGTCGGCTGCATTTGAACCCTTACCTGTATCAATCATCTTCTTGAGCTTATCAAAGAACTCAAAATCCTGAAGGCCAGAATTCATAAGCTGTTCTTTAGAATTACGTGGGATGATATCGTCCGGGTCTAGCTTGATATTCTTTTTAGCCAACTCAGCTATACGTTGTTGCTGGAAGAAGTTACGCTCACCTGCAGTTTCAAACAGGTAGTATTCACGGTCAGTATCTTTTCTTCCCAGTTGCAAAGAGAATTCACCCCTACGATATAGTGGGAAGTAGACATCAACTTCATGCTCTGCAAAGTAATCTTTAACGCCTTGAATAGCAATATAGGCTTCAATTTCAGTATCGGTATACCCTTTACCTTTTAAGAAGGTAGTAAGTGAGTTTTCAATAACATCGCTACTTAACCCTTGCGCTTTACCTTTAGCTTGCATAGCTTTAATCGGGATACCAAACTTAGCATTAATATCCTTTTGTGCATCAATATCAGCTTTACTGTAGCCTTGGTTAAGCAGGGATTGCCGTACGTCGTCAAGCGTAATCTCAACGTACTCCCTACGGGTTTCCATATAGAAATCACGCACTTGTTTGTAAACTGCTTTACCTTCATCATCGAGCTTATTCCACGCATCATCGACGTGCGTAAGGCCTGTAGGCCCCTTAGCTGGGTCTTTATTGAACTTCTGTGCAGAACGGTCATCTCTTGTTACGTCGATCATTAGCTCAGACAAAATTTGATATTTTTCTGGG